TTCAATAATCTTGATCTTGTGTTTCCTGCATAGGTTCTGTTGTGTAAACAACGTCAACTTTAGCGTTCCAGCTTTCCCAAGCTATTTTTTTATGACCTGACATATTGGCCTCATACAGTTAAAAGGTGGTTGCGTCTATCGGGTTGACTACTATGTTGTCTGATGACAACTCGTCCACTGACTCCTTTAGTGCCTTTAAGTTACTAAACAGGTTATATATTTTATCATAGTCAGCTTCTCTATCTTCTAATACACATTGAGACTTTAAATTATCCATAACTTCGTCTATTAATGCCCCTTCTGAAAGCCTATACAGCATAGCCGCTAGACTCGTCGTTCCATCTTCCGAGCTTTCCCAGTCGCAGGTAAAATAAATACTCCCATCTTCTTCTGTATATACTAAAAGTTGACATATTAGATTTGCCTCAGATTGCTGATCTTCCACGTTTGAAAATTGCTTTTTCATAATTTTTATTTAAATCAATTCCTATATCTGATAATTGTGACAGGGTATAAAAAGATCCGATTTTTTCTACTTCGTTTACTTGTGGGATACATGCTAGATATACTACCTCACATTCTTCATTATTCAAGACCTCAAAACTAAAAAGCTCTTTTTTAATCCATTCAAAATCAAGGTTTAGATGTTTCTCTGAAATTTCCTTTAGCGTTTGCCTCTCGTTTTTTGTAGATATATAACGAAAAGGAAAACTGTTGTCATCATCAAGGTAAACTTTTAAATGTTCTTCTCTTAAAGGACTTATGTTGTTATCCTTTTTCAATACTATAAATGTTATCCTTACTTTCATTGAGATAAATTCCAAGCAAGACCAGAAAACACTTCACCAAGCTGACGCTTTTCTGACTGTGTTAGCTGGTGGTTTTCGCTTCCGGTAACCCCTGAGACTAGAGATATAACGCCTTCACTATACCCATCGTACTTACCTTTTAAAGAATCTTTATACAAAATCTTTGCGGCCTCTGTATATACATCGTTTACCTGCTGAACATCTGTATTGTATGTCAATATTCTTTCTGAAAACTCTTTATTGAAAATACAAAGGTCTAACCTATCTTTATCATCGGTAACTTTCTCTGCCACCTTTAAGGTTTTTTCTTTAATCTCCTGCGTAGGCTCGTTTATGTCAACAGCCGGAGCGATGGGCTTGGGTATCAAATCAGGAATCCGTTCCTGAATTTGAGGCAAAAATAAACCAATAAGAACTATAAGTAAACCTAGACAGGTTCTAGTCGTTGAGGATTTCAATTTTATCCTCCGTTTCAAAAGAGTCTTGATTTTCGCATTTCTCGTCTCTTTCTACCAACAGAGGAAATGTCTCGTCTAACTTCTTGCAAGCCTCTGTTAAACAAAGGGCTTTGCAAGAATCGTAAAGAGACTCCCACTGAACAACCGTAGAAGATAGTTTCACAGCTTTTTTAGGTCTACTGATAGAGGGTAAAGAAAACCCTTTCAATAAATCAAGTAAAGCTGGAACCGCAATAACGACTCCTACACCAATAAAAATTAACTGAATCGTACTAAGTTCACCCATTTTATTTTCCTACTATTTAGTTTCTCGTACAGTATCACCAATAACCCAAGCTGCAACAATGGTAACGATACCAAGTAATTGCTCCTGATTCAATTCCACTCCAAAAAGATCGGAAGCTACAACTGCGGCAAGGCCGATTGCTGAAACCCAGAATCTACGAGACTTACCTAACGATTTTAACTTATCCATAACTTACTCCAATTACCTTTTCTAAAAACAAACCCTTCCGATGAAGGATATAAACACTACTTCTTATTATACATCTTTCCTATAGTTTCCGCAGACTGAAAACCTACTTTATTAGAATCATATTTACCATTTACAAGTAAAACAAACTCTGGAACTGATCTTGTTTTTTTGTTAAACATAAGCTGTTTGTTTGACGGTTTATCAATGTCTACAATTCTTATCATAGCGTCTGCTTTTTCCGATATTTTCCACTTAGGATTAGTTTTAAATTTTGCCAACTCTGTTCTTTTCCACTGCTGACATGGGCCACACCAACTTGCCGTAAAGAATAAAACCTGTTTCATTCTTGGCTTTACCTTTACCTCATCCGTAGAAACCACAGTAGAGGTCTTCTGTAATTTTTTTTTTGATTTTCTACCGTTATTGTAGGACAGTATGCCCCCATCTCTAACACCTCCACCTCGTTCACCACGGGAGCAGGACTAGACACAGAGTGATATGGACAGTCGGTTGTATGACCATCCCCCTGCACTATCTTTCCAGTACCTTTGCATATACACTTATTAACGTCTGGATCTGGCCCCAAGGGTTCGTCGTCATCATCAGGAACAATATTAAAAACCTTAGCCTGAGCTACGTCAAATGCCTCGCTCGTCTCATCAATTATAGGCTGTATATCGCTTGTTGTCAACGACTCTGCTGATTTACTTTGAAAAAAAATAAAACCAGCTATAATTACAACCCCTATTATCGCTCTTTGTTGTGTGTTCATCAAAATACCTCATTGATTGTCCAATCTATTTTTCTAGCTGGGAACCCATCTACATCGCTGAACACCCAGCCGCCACCGCCCGATAACATGCCTCTAGCATCTTTCTCTCTAATCCAGAAGCTACCTTCTGGTTGCCCATTTACCCTTGGACCACTATTCCATTTGCCCCAGCTATTTTGAACTAGGTATAGCGTTTCTTTTAATCTTTCGTTTGTATCATCACAAGCGATCCAACACATAGCGTGATTCCAACCGCTAGATCTTTTAGCGATACCATTACTATCCCTTCTAGAAGAAAAGCCGTACCCAGAGCATACAGAAAGAGCATAGCCATTAGCCAGCGCATCTCTAGCCTCTTCTATAGTTCTGATGTTTGATATTGTTTTAACTTGGTGCTTTTGAGCCTCTGTTTTATACACATTATTTGGTATTTTCTTTCTCGCTCCCAAGCTAGAATTATATTTAGATAGATCTACATCTCCATAATCTTTTCTAACTAACACCCCGCCGTTCTGATGAACATATCTAGCAGCACCAGAACAAGTCATACCCTGTCCCATATGGCTTCTTGACTGATATATAGCCTCCGTTGCACCGCGAGCAACGAAATCCTCCCTATCTCCATTTTTAATTTCTACCGCGCGAGTAATGTCTACAGCATTTCTAGTGGAGTGAGAAACACAATCCCCCGTGGTCTGCTTTTCTGATGGACCAAAACCGGAATCAAAATCTAATAAAGCTTTAAAAGGAAGGCTTAACTTACCTTTACCAGATCCATATAGACTATGAGCAGAAGCCCCAAATACAGGAGTAGGAAGTTCTGCTAACAGAGCCGCCGTGTCTTCTGGATCGCATACGCTACCTACAAAACCACCCTTATAAAGATTTAATATTTGTCTAGGTGTAAGATCTACATCATCAAAATCATAATCCATTTATCAACTCCTGTGCTGAATTTTTCCAACTAAATTGTTTTCCGGTATCTATACCGTTTTGGTTTGTAGTAAGTTGTCCATCTTGTTTTAACGTATGAACATCTCTCATATATTCTATTGTAACATCCTTTTGATCTTGAGCAATTTCTGCCCAAAGCCCCAACTGACCATCAAAAAATACGCCATCAAAAGCTGTTTCTAAATTGTTAATATTTATAAGTCTTGAGTTTACCGGAGTGCAAAATTCTGTATGTGCAGAGTAATTAGTTGTAATAACATGTTTGCCCATAGCCATCATTTCTAGTAATTCAAGATTCCAACCTTCTGCCCTTGAGGGGAATACACCACAATCAGTCTGCCTCATAATGCTCATTACATCCTGATGAGTTTTCTGTCTTGGTATAATTCTTATTTTGCTTCCTAGCTTAGAATTTTTATAGAGGTCTTGCCAATTTTTATTACCCTCTCCTATAAATGGATTATCACACATCATCCATAGTTCCACATCATCATTCTCAGAAAAGGCATTGTTGAAGCATTCTAGAAGTATATCGTGACCTTTTCTTTTTTCCCATTTGCCGCAGTTAAAAAAGACGGTTGATTGTCTTCCAGAAACGGCTGATGGTGAGAATATATTATTATCAACACCAAGGGGTACAACATGCACATCTTCATCTTTAAATTTTGTATTTTGTAAGATAATTTGTTTAGCCCATTTAGAACAAACGAATATTTTATTACAGTGATGAAGGCTTGTTATTTCCTTTGCGTTAAAATGAGTAAGCTCAAAGATAGGAAAGCCTATAAACTTTCCATTGCCAACTCTAGTGGTCAAATCATTTTGATGCCAAATTTTAACACAAGGTCTATCAATAAGACACCTTTCTTGATTTGATATTGCCTCATAAAGTTCTTTGCTTTCAAAGTCTTGCGGCTGAGAAATGGGATAGAGGGATACAGAGTTATCTATCTTGTATAATTCTTTAAGTATGTTGTATCCCGCTACCCCGTAACCCAAAGTATTTATGGGTGCAATTAAGTTTATCATTCAAATATTCCTAAGTTAGAGTCTGTCTATCAACTCTATTATAGACAATATCACCACTGTTTGCAAGACCAATATCTAGCTTTCCACTTAGGGCCGGGAGTTTCGCACTTGTGTCTAGCTCTAAAGCTCTTTCTGTTTTTAGGATTATCTCTTTTGATCTCCATGTTGGGGTCGCCAAAGTTCACCTTTACTACATTACCCTTCTCGTTTTTAACATAAACAGACCTTTTCTTTGGACCTTTTGGAGTTAGAAAAGGTTTGTTGAGCGTAACCTTGCGGCCTTGATATTCTAAACTCTGAGCCTTTTTCCAAGATTCTGGATCTGGACGGTCCTTGTCTCCCCTTTTTGCTGGTTTGTATTTCTTACCTTCTCTTTCTTTTTTCTTACGAATATTTTCCCAAAGTCCGGGTTTTGCTATAGAAATATCCCAGTCTTCGGAATCCTCACCCCAGTCTTCATACTCTGCCTCAGAAGGAATGTAGAAATTACTTTCTGTAACTTCTTCCTCTGAGCCGTAAGAGTCTAGGTAAAATGTTTCATCTGTCTGTTTAATATAGTCTTTCATTATCTTCTCCAGTTATTGTTGTTATAAAAATTTTGATTTCCATTATAGAAATTAAAAGTTCGCACCTGTGGAACATGGTAAAATTGGGCATTAACGCCTATCGTAACGGTTCTCCTGTATGGATCAACATACGCACCGTTTATATTTAAAGTAGTTCCTTGTGGGAGCCATACAACATGAGGTTGATACCCAACGACCCTTTGGCGATAATTATAACCCCAAGGCCACTGAGCCGAAACTGTATCGCTCATACTACAAAAACAGAAAGTTAAAACCAATACTGCTGCTAATTTTTTAATCATACTACATCCTTTAAAATGTTCTTAGAATCTTCTTTTACAATACTGTGAGGTCTGCCATCCGTAGCAGTATACCGTGTTAATTTAACCATGTCAAGATGATTATAGATAGTCCACGCTAAATCTTCTGGTCCACATCTTCCGCTTTCAAAATCGTCTGCGTTAGGAGTTGATGCCCCAATCGTTCTTCCCATTTCATAACTCCCGCAACTAATCATAAGGGGAGCGAGTTTCCCAAAATGGTCGCGTCCTTGATTTTGATTCACCTTTGGGGTACGACCAAACTCAGAGGTAACAACAAGCATAACCCGTTCGTACATCCCTCTTGCTTCTAGCGTATCCATAACTTTAGCGAGATAGTGGTCTAGTTCTACCTGTTTTGTTGCAAGAGATTGTCCTATATTTGTGTGCATATCCCAGCCACCGTAGCTTAATGATACAAACTTAGAGCCAGCTTCTAACAATCTAATCGCAGTAAGAGCATCCTGCCCTAATGTTGCCTCCTTGAACTTATCATAATCTTTGTCGTTTTCTACTCTAAATGCCTTAGAGCCATCGCCAAGAATAATATCTACCGACTGATTCCGAAGATCTCGCCAATCTTTAGACATTTGCTGGTCTTTTGCTAAGAAATTATTATCAATTACATTTAAAGCCTGTAATCTACGGTGGAAATCTTCGCTTTGCCCTAACAGTCTAAGGTCTTTTCTGCCTTCTTTTGTTGCATCAAAGCCTGTATACTTTCCACCAAGCCATGCAGCACCGTTATGATCGTACTGTCCTAGCTTGACATATGTGGGCAACCCGTCATCAGTGTTTACTCCGTGATGCTTACTCATCATAGACCCGTAGCTAGGCCACTTAGAGCTTGTTCCTGCTCCGAAATTAGCCTCGCCTGTAACCATCCAATGAACAGCGGAAGCATGGTTCTGATCTCTGTGACCAAATGCTCTTGGGATTGCAATTTTATCTGTACGTTTAGATAGTTCTGTAAACAAACCTCCTAGCTCGACCCCTGCTACGTTGGTTTTTATAGCTCCGGTTACAGATCGCCGGTCAGCAGGAGCAAATGGTACAGGATTAAAAGTTTCAATATGACTAGCGCCACCGCCAAGAAAAAGGAATAATACTGCTGTATCGTCCTTCTTCTCATCTTGTGCGTAAGTCGCTGTAATATTTCCATAAGCAAAAGTCGCCGCTCCTAGTTTAACAAAGTCTCGTCTTTTCATATCAACCCTTCCTGTATGGTTCCAGATCTGGAAATAGTTTATATCTTATGTCTTGCCAAATAGCGCCACTTATAACCATAGCAGCCTCGTTGTCTGACGGATAATGTACGCCCTGTAAACATCTAGCCAGTCCAGCCTCGCCAATCTTCCTAAAGAAATCAGAAGACAAATTAGGATACATATCTGACAAAAGATAGGCCGCTATCGCAGCGTAGGCTGTGTGACCAGAGGGGTATGCTGGCGTTTGGTGGGTCTTTGTTTCTACCACATTTACCTTAAACCCCAGTGTTTCTGCGATTTGTACCGGCCTTGGTCTATTATATTGATATTTTAAATTCATTATAATCGGGCGGGTTATATTCCAAACCTTGTCAAAAGCGGCATTAGGCATTTGAAGGTTGTATTCTCTTAGTACATCATTATAAAGATCAAGAGGCTCGTTGTCAACTAAATCTATTAGATTTTTATCTCTTGCAGTAAGAGATTTTGTTATACTTTGAAGATACTCCAATTCTTTGCGAGTTTCTTCCGAATTGTTCTCTGGGGGCTTAGGTAAGACATTTTTCCAATCTATAGTAATGCTATTAGATACTTTCCAACTCTTTTTAGAGTCTGTATACTTAACAGAATTAATATTATCAGAAAATGCTTTGTCTAGGTCTAAAATTTTCATAGGTTCCTCCATAACTTTTATACACATTACATGGAAGAAATAATTTCTGTTAGTAGAACTTCTGAGTTTTTATAGACTTTTGAGACTGCTGCTCTGCTTGCAATTCTACGGGCCTCAGCTTTTTTATAGCCCAAACCAACCAGCCCTATTACAGCTTCATTAATTATGGATGTCTCTGTAGTATCCGCCTCTTTCACCTCTTTCGCCTGCAAAACGACTTGCTTTTTGGGCTTTTTGACACTCTTGGACTTTTCAGCAGCAGTTTTCTGATTGGCGATCTGTAAAGAAAAGTCAAAACCAGAGAAATCTTGCTGTGAATCCATAGGCTTATCTCTTTCCGCGCTCAGGATGGCCGCAAGTATTGGGGCAAAGGCGGCTATGATAGATGTAAATATCCCCACAAAAAAGAAAGCCGCAATCGGTAAAATAAGCAAAAACAAGTAGAGTATAGCTTCGTCTGAGTTCCAAGTTCCTGTATTTTGCATCCTAGTATCCGTATTGATATTCGTATTTGTACTCGCTTCTTTCCAGCCTGTAGGTCGGCACATACCTGTAATAATCGGGATAGTATCGTGGATACACCATAGCAGTCCAGTATTTATGAACCTTGCCCGAATTATAAATTCTTCTAATCTCTAGAGCTTCGTGACTTTTTTGCTTCATTCTATCCTTGTAGGCGTAAAACTTAGCACGATCAACCTGCTGTATGGTTCTAGGTCTACTCATTAACAACTGTTCACCGCTAGACGTTAACGGGAACAAAGAAGCAACCAGTAGGATTATAAAGATTTTCACGAAGCGATCTCTTTTGGTTTTCTTATTGTAACACCAGAAAGTCTATTTTGCAACCTATCCATTTCTCTTTGCATATCAGATGTCTCTTTTTCTATCTTTTTAGTTTCCGTTATTTTACTACGTCTTGTAGATAGCTTCGTCTTTTTTGCGAGTTCTTTCTTTTTCTGCTTATCTTGCTTTCTTTTAAGTTTGTTTCTACTCATTTGAGTGGTCTAACCTTTTCTTTAATTTAGACATATCTTTATTTAGTTTCTTTTTCTTCTTAGAAAGTTCCCTGACTTCTGACCCTGTAAGCTGGGGGTTGTACAGTTTTTCAGAGAGGACGCTTAGTTGATCTTCAATATTAGATAGTTGTAGTAATATTCTATTTTTTTGCATTATAAGACCCAAGAGGGTTTGCCATCGCGACAAACCCTCTGATATAGTTAGAGTTAAGCCATCTGTCTTTCTGTAGCCGCGACAGAATTTGGCTTTACGACTTTAGAAAAAGTCGAAGGAAGAACGCTATAAGAAACTCGATTAGCGCCATTTTTATCAGTCCACTCTCTTTGTTTGAGTCTACCGCTAACAATCACCCTATCCCCCTTGGAAAGTAGCACATTCTCTGCGTATCGAGCGTGACTATCCCATCCGTCAACATCCATATACATTGTTTCTTCTTTATCTCTACCAACGGATTCATTTACGGCAAGACGAAAAGTAACAAGGTCTTTATCTGAGATGTTCTTATACTCAGGGTCTTTGGTCAAATTTCCCTGTAAACGAATCTCATTATTAAACGACATACATCAAACTCCTAAAATTAATTAAACACAAAACAGCAACGCGCTGTCAACAACATTATTATAGATTACCATCGGGCAATTTTCAACTCTTAATTTACTTTTTTTCAGAAAAAATAGCATTCTTTAGTCTACGGATACGACCATCGTTATCTTCCATATAGTGAATTAGCTGATAAACCCCCCTAGCGGCTTGTCTGAGTTCTTTTAGTTCTACCTCAAGTTTTTCTACTTTTTTAGATTCTTCTGACATATTACACCTTTAATTATCAGGCTCTACTAAGTGCATAACGAGAGCAGCGATAAGTATATACTGCTCTATTTCATTTGGGGTTAACTCAAACCCCTTCTCCGCTAGTCTAGTTCTCCATCTCAACATATCTTTTTTAGTCATGTTACATATGCCATACATAAACTCTATAGTGTCTTCGTCTGCGCCTTTGTACATCTTTAGAAAGTTTAAATATGTATTCCAAGCGCGATCTGTGGGGAGAGCGTCTTCGTAAAAGTCGTTTAGTATTCTAGCGAGTTTTTTTCTTTTCATGGTTTACCTCTCAGTATACCATAATTACACATTATCGTCAACACCTTTTATTATTTTTGTTGCGTCAACCTTATTTCTTTTTAAAGTTTCAACTTCTTGAATCAACCCCAAGAGTATATCAAATATTTCTTTTGCGGGATCATGACCTATTTGACTTTCTAAAGACTTCTTTGTATTTGTAGATATTCTCATATCAATCCTTTTTGTTAAGCTATGACAAATTTAGGTATGTTTCTACTTCAATTCTTGCCTCAGTTAGCATATCCTGAGCTAACTGAAAATTACTAGACCATTTCTGGTCTTTGTTTTCAACGCTAACAACCCGCCTTACGCCCACCTGAATGATAAGTGACGCACATCTACTACAAGGTTGAAACGGCCACGTATAGATCGCACAGCCCTTCACAGGAGCGTTTGCAAACAGAAGCGCGTTCGCTTCTGCGTGAACGACCATCTCGTACTTTACTTCCCTATTATCTAATCGGTGATCGTCCTTGATGCCTTTAGGGAAACCGTTGTATCCAATGGAAATAACTCTGTTGTCATCATCAACAATAACTGCACCCACTTTTGTGGACGGGTCTTTGCTAAATGTAGATACAGTTTTTGCTAACTCTAAAAAGTTTTTATCCCACTTATTCATTTAACACTCCGTATCGTCTTCGTCCCAAGTAAAATACCTATCTAAGAATCTATCATAAGTATTAGCCGCTGTCAAGTCTTTACAGATAATTTGATAAAGTTCTTGTGGAAACATCTTCATTCCACGCTCTTTGAATAGCTTGGTCTTGACTGACTTTATCTCTTTGTCTTTGTTGTAGATATAGATTCTACACTCACGCTGTTTGAGCTTTACAACCCAGTCCTGTATCTTACACTGCACTAACATTCTTTCTCCTTATTAGCATGACCCTACGGGAACTCGAATCCCGATTGCTGCCGTGAAAGGGCAGTGTCCTAACCGATTAGACGATAGGGCCGCAAGCTGTATCGGCTGGACTCGAACCAGCAACCCTGTGATTAACAGTCACATGCTCTACCATTGAGCTACGATACAATGTGCCAGTTTGGGTTATAAGGTACTGGCAGACCTCAGACAACTTACGCTGCCAAAGCAAGACTTTCATCTGCAATTAAAATTTAGTCAGCTTTTAACGTGGCCCACTGACCAACCACGGATTGCAATTATTACATCATATTGTGGATCGAATCTATTTCGCCCCCGTAAGTGGAGGCGTGCGGTACTGCCCCGCAGTGTCCTACAACATCAATAATAACGTCTACAATCATATTAAAACGGTCCATCGCTGGCACTATCGTGAAACTTTGTAATAGCTTTCTCTAACGATCCCTTAAACTTACCTGTCACAACATAAGAAAAACTACCATCAGGTTCTACCATCTGTTCCAACATTCCCTGCTGAAACATCATAAACAGTTCTTCACCACAATACTGCATCGCAACTTCTTTCATTTTTAATATAGAAGGTTTATCGTTCATTTCAAATTTCATAATGTTAAAAGAAAGGGTTTCTGTCTCTGGTCTAATCTTCTCTACTTTATTTAGATGAGATTTTGCTTTTCTCAATGTGTCGTAAACACCTAGAGGTTCTGAGATAACTCTATCGCTTGCAGTAATAAGCATTTCTAATATATAAACTGTCATTTTTTATCCTTTGTAGGGCCATGTCTCTCTTAGTATATCGGTAACTCCGTCAATGTCAACCAGCCATCTTCCATATTTTCCTGTTTTTGTTGTTCTTATTTTAACCCAGTGTTCTGGATGTCCAATAGATTCATTGCGAATGTCGGCAACAGAACTCAAAAGTTTAGCACATGTGTCTGTTGCCTTCTTCCAATCTTCATGTCCTCGTTCTGGGGTGTCAACACCAATCAGCCTTGTTCTGATCTTTATATTGATATTAAATCCAAGATCAACAATAAAGTCTACAGTGTCTCCATCTACAACACGGTCCACCTTAGCGATATACTCGTACATTATACATCCTCTTTTAGTGGCAACCAAGGGCCGAAGTTACGCTTCAATGTTTCAATCCTATCTTCTGCGTCAGCAAGGCTTGCCAGAGCCTCATTTAGATTATTATGTAGATCGCCAGTGCTGTGATCTCCAATGCCTGCTGGGTGATTAAACATAATCTCCAAACTGGTGACTGCCTCTGCTCTATCTGCTGCTGCTCGCAACATCAAAGAATTTACTGCCTCTGCCTTAAAACTCATTTAACCAATCCTCTAATTTGACTTTAGGTTTCCAATTTAAAATACGCTTTGCTTTACCTATATCTGCCAGAGTGTGTCTAGCTTCCCCGATTCTCGCTGCTATAAATTTACTATTACCTCCGATCATTCTCGCAATACTATTTACAGAATGATTAGTTCCGGTTCCAATGTTAAATATTTCTCCACACGCTTCCTCTGGCGCAGTCATAGCTAAGATATTTGCTTCTACTACATCTGAAACATGCGTGTAGTCTCTTGTTTGCTCTCCGTCACCCACTATAGTCATCGGTTCATCAGCTTCGGACTGCTTTTGAAATAGCCCAACGACAGGAGCATACTGACCCTTTGTTGGCTGTCGTTCGCCGTACACGTTAAAGTATCGGAATGTCACTGTTTCAAGTCCATATAAATTATTATATATTTTACAAAATTCTTCGCCAGCGGTTTTTGTTATAGAGTAAGGATTTAAACAATCTTTCTTCATATCTTCTTTTAGAGGTATAGGATTTGCTAGCCCGTAGGCAGAAGATGTAGAGGAATACATCACTCGCTTTACACCATAGTCTAACGCATACTTTAATATTTTGCAAGTACCTAATATATTAGTTTCTATTGCGAGTTCTGGATTTTCTAATGTTGGCTGAATCCTAGATTCTGCCGCCAAATGGAACAGATAATCTACGTCTTGAAACAATCCAGAAATATATGGATTGGTTATAGATATACAATGATACTCTGCCTTATTATTGAAATAAAACTGATCGTGAGCAGTAGCAGACTGGTTATCAATCACAACTACTTCATGCCCCATGTCAACAAGTGCATCAACAATATGCGACCCGATAAATCCAGCGCCGCCAGTTACTAAAGACTTCATTTTAACAAACCACCTCCATAGATAAATTATTTATGTCCGCTTCTATATCCTGATGACTAAAAGATTTAATTATATCTTTATAGGCATCAACTTTAAAATACTCCCTATTCTTTTGTTGATCGTTTTCTATTTTTTTGCCTGTTGCCAGTTGATAAGGAAAGCTAACTATATTATAGGAAGTTTTGAGTAATAATCCATACCTTTCTTTTAATAAATCTATAAAAAAGCTACATTTTGACTCATCTTGTAGTGTGTCTAAGTTTACAAATACACAATCTACATTCATCATACAATACCTTACGATGCTTACAAACTTATAATATCTAATGTCAAAAATCGTTTTCCCATAATCATCCTTGTTTATCATGGAACTATCGCTGCGGTTCCTGAAAGAACTATATGGGGTTTGCCCAAGGGTTAAAAAGTCTTGGAAATTTTCAAAAGGAGTTAACTCATAGGGGTTTTTAAACATAGAAACAAGCCAAGATTCTAAATTTCTAAATACAAAAATGTCCACCACCCTATCGTCTAGTGTCTTAACATCTTGATCTGGAACCCCATGCGCCCAATGTTGAATATGACCGTCTTTTAAAGTATCTCTGTAAACAAAGCCTTCTCCAAAGTTAATTTTTAATATTTCGTGTAAAAAGCTTGTTCCAGAGTTTCTCTCTCCGTTTATTTTAAGAAGCACTCTAGTTCTCCCTAGTTAATTTAAATGCTTCAAGTGTACACTTGAATGGCTTGCCTTCAATGCCCTCCACTAACTCTAACATTTTAGCAGCAATCTCGCGGATTTCAACCTGTGCATGTTCAGAATTGCGAAGTTTCTGGAAATTAGCAAAGGATCGCATGTTAAACGTAATGTCTGCTTGAATCTGACTGTTGTAAGTCTTGAAGAATCGTGCCGACTCTTTGGCTCTCTTACGTCCCAATACTGGTTCAAGGTCTGCGATACATTGATGGTATAAATTATTACCGTATTGAGTATAGTTTTCTAAAACATCAGACCATTTTTCTCCCAATTCGTCCATGCCACACCACTCACTACAAGTAATATCATTCCAGTCCTCTGGAATGTAATACTTATCTTCTTTTAATTCCTTGTACCTAGCTGACTCAGCATTAAGACTACTAATGCGATGTTTAAGCAAATGAATATGTGATGCGATCTCTGTGTCAACTAGAAAATGAACCATACCTTTTTCAAAAGGGGTTTCATGTCCATTTACCCACAACATTTCAATAAGTCGTGGGATTCTTGCTTTCTTTTCATCCGTAAGATTCCTGCTTGTACTCGTCCATGCTGAACATGCGATGACCTCATCGCTTCCGTAGTGTCCTAATAACTCAACCTTATTGTCCATCTTTAACCTTTTGCAAGAGAGTGCTTGACGATTCTGTTTTACCACCACCTATGCTGTAAAGCAAGTGGATTCCAAGTTCTTCGCAAACTTGTGCTTCTGGCGTGTTGTAGGTCTTTCTGTCTCCACCATTCATAAAGTAAAGACCAGTCATAAATGGGTCGTCAGCGTACCGCTTGTGAATCTTCGATATAGACCTCACCACCGTTGAATCTTCGTCAACAGAAACCATAGCTTTATCTACGCAGCGCAAAGCGCGAACAATTCTAAGTCTAGCATTGTCATCCATAAACTGTTTAGAACCTTTAATTCCAACCTGATGGTCGTTATTAACGATCACATACAGCATGTCGCACTCTTGTTTAGCTCCTTCAAGATAGTCCAAGTGTCCCGTGTGAACCGGATTAAAATATCCAGATACAATTCCTACTCTCATGTAAAAATCCCCTTAATTGTTTCCCAGAGTGTTTTCTTTTTACCTTTGCCTGACTCCCAGCGCTGGCGCATCTCTCTCATTCTATACTCTTTATCGAGTTTGTCAATGCCCTTCTGTAGTTTTTTACTGACAATCTTCTGACTTTTCATAAAACTACTGTCTGTCATATTTGCATCGCCTCTCATTCCAACGGACTCCAAT